GTGCCGCCCCAGTAGGGAGACTCCACAGGATCTGTCTTACCCGTGATGTCCATCCACTTCTTGAACCAGTGGTGGTACACGGTGTACTCCTGCCACTTGTCTCACATCGCGTCGGTGAAGTCGTGGCGCGAGCTGAGGTCGATAGCCGTGATCTTCTTGCGACGCTTGTAGGAGAGCATGAAGGCAGGCTCAATGCCGGAGGTCGTCTGCGTGAGGCACGAGACCGAGCCGACAGGCGCCGTCGTCGTGAGGGCGATGTTGCGTCGCCCGGTGGACCGCCACATGTTCAGCGAGCCGGGATGCTCAGACTCCACTGCCTGCATCACGCGCCCGAGATACTCGTGATCCTGCTCCTTGACGTAGTCCCACACAGGGAATGCTCCGCGCTCCTGCGCCATCACCAGCGAGGCGTGGTGCGAGTGGATCGCGAGATCGCGGTAGATCTCCTCAGTCTTCTGGATTGACGCATCAGATCCGTACTGGAGGCCTAGGGCTGCGAGTGCGTCGCCCAGGCCTGTGATGCCGAGTCCCGTTCTGCGACCGTTGAGACCTGCGCTCTTGATCTTCTTCCACAGCTCATGCTCGATCTGCTTCACTTGCAGCGGCTGCGGATCCTTGTCGATCTTCTCTAGGATGCGATCGACGCACTCGACCTCGAGTTCTACAAGGTCGTCCATCAGACGCTGTGCAGCGTGGACTGTCTCTCCGAAGCTGTCAAAGTCAAATCTCGCATCGTCAGTGAACGGATCCAGGACGAACGAGGTCAGGTTGACGACCATGAGCCGGCAGCTGTCGTAGGGACTGAGCGGGACCTCCCCGCACGGATTGGTGCTGATCGTCTTGTAGCCTACGTCGCGATAGCAGTCGACGACGCCCTGACCAACCACGCTGTCCCAGAACAGGGCACCAGGCTCAGCTGAGGCCCAGGCAGCATCAACGAACTTGTCCCAGACCTGCTTTGCGCTGATCTGCTTGATGATCTGCGCGTCTTCGGGGTTGCACTCAACGGGCCAGCGAAGTGAAAACTGGCTGTCGCTCTCAACAGCCTGCATGAACTCGTCGGTGAAGCGAATGGAGATGTTGGCGCCGGTGACCTTCTTCAGGTCGCGCTTGATGTCGATGAAGGTCTCGATCTCAGGATGACGACAGTCAATGGTGATCATCAGCGCGCCGCGTCGTCCGCCCTGTGCGACCTCGCGGCAGGAGTTCGAGAAGCGCTCCATGAAGACGCCGATGCCGTCCGTGGTGCGAGCGGCATTGGAGGTCGGCTGGCCCTTCGGGCGAATGGTGGAGATGTCGAATCCGACACCGCCACGGCGCTTCATGATCTGGACCTGCTCCTGGTCCGTGTACATGATGCCCGCGTAGCTGTCGTGTGGCTGCTCCACGACGAAGCAGTTGGACAGGGACTGCAGCTGATATGGATTTCCCACACCAGACATGGGTGAGCCCTGCGGAACAACCTTGCTGAACCCCTTAAAGAGGTCGTAGATCGTCTCCTCAGACATGGGGTTGGGATGCTTCGCCTCGATGCGAGCGAACTCCCTGGCAAGGCGGCGGTGCATCTGGTCGGGATCAGCCTCCAGAATGTTGTCGTCCGCGTCACGAAGCGCGTACTTCATGAACACATCGGGGGCGAGCTCATCGCCCTTGAAGTACTCCTTGCATGCCTCGAGAACCTGCTCACGCGTGTACATCAGACTGTCTCCTTGCTTTCCTGGACTTCCTTCCACTTCTTCCTGAGGAGGTCCTTCATTGATGAAGAGTCTCCCTGGTTGACATCTTCCAGGGACATTTCTGCGATCTCGTCCATGACCTCAATCCTGGACTGCGATGTGTCGAGCTTGATCGGAAAGACGAATCCGTCTCGACCTGCTCGGTTCTTTGCGACGTGCAGACGGGCGCCGCCCATCAGCTTCTCGCTGGGCTTGCGGGAGATGGAGCAGATGAAGTCCGCGACCATCGCCTTTCCGTACGCCTCAGACATGTTATCGAGGCCGACGACCTCAGAGTTGGCCGCCTCCCTGTTCGCCTGCGAGGCGGTCCAGATTGGCACCTGGATCTCCACAGCGAGAGCTCGCAGCTCCTCGTAGATCAGCTTCAGCTCGTGGCGCATGGAGTCATACTTGCGGGACGACCGCATAATGTCTGCGTAGTCGATGATCAGAATGTCAGGCTTAATGCCCTTGAGGGTAAGCTTCTCGATGTGGTTCCGCAGGGTCATGATCGACGCGGATCCAGTGGGATACTCCTTGATGATGAGGCGCCCAAGGTCCTTCATTCGAGAGTACTCCTCGACGACGAGGTCGCGGGAGTCGGGGACGTCTGTGGCAGAGATGTGGCACAAGTGGGAGTCGTATCTAGTGCCGACGACAGTCTCTGACAGCTCAAATGTGTAGTGAACGACGTTGAATCCCTGCTTGAGGGCAGCGGCGCCCATGGACACCAGGTAGTGGCTTTTTCCGACACCAGTCGGCGCCACGACGACGCCCATCTCACCCTTGCCGAGGCCGCCGTTCAGCACGTCCTTGCGGTCGAGCTGATTGATGCCTGTGGTGACCGTGAATCGGCGCTGACGAGTGAAGCGGGCCTCAATGTCGTTGAAGAAGTCGTGCCCGATTGAGGCAGGAAGGCCAGCTGCGACGGCCTCCTTCATGAGGTTGACCACACCGTCAAACTGCTCGGTCTCGATGAGCTCGACCGCCTTGGTCAGGGCGCCCTTAAACGCCTGACGCTTGCAGAAGTCAAGCGCCTTGTCCTTGACGTAGTGCAGATCTGAGACGTCCGGATTCGTCTTCATGCGGTGCAGGAACTCGACGATCTGGTCCCGCAGGATTACGTCATTGCCCTGTGACAGGTCCTCCTTCACAATTGCGATGAGGAGGTTTAGGGTGGGAAAGTCCTTGTACTTCAGGAAGTACTGGAAGTACCGATCAGTCAGGAACCGCAGGTACTTGAGCTCGAAGAACTCGGGCGTCATCACCTCTGTCATCTGCATCGACCAGGTCCTGTCAGTCAGGAGTCCCTGAAAGATCTTCTCCTGGAAGCTCTTGCCGTACTTGCCGAAAGATCCGAAGGAGTTGACTTGGCTCATTTGACGCTCGCGAAATTAAGTGAAAAGAATAGCGAATCAATCCCAACAGTTGGGAGTCTCTCTGCGACGAGTATACGCTTGGCGCTCAGCTTGTTCCTGACTGGCTCGTAACTGTCCAATATTCCATTGACCCGCTGGATCTGGGTCCCTGAAATGTTGGCCACATCAAGATAGCAGAGCCTCCAATTTCTTCTGATCAGGTCACCCGAGGAGGATACATCCTGCAGCGCCTTGACCTTGCCGCCCGCGCGACAATCGACGAGCAGATCATCTATGGCGTAGTCATCAGATCCTGCGAACTTGGGAAGACGCTTTGCCAAGGTCTTGAAACCAACGCCTTTTACTCCTGGAATGTTGTCGCTGTCATCGCCCACAACGCTTTTTGCCAGACAGAAGTTCTGCGCAGAGATCTGCATCTCTGAGAGAAGTGTCTGGTGGGTCACAACTCTCTTGGACCCAATCGAGAAAATCTGGACTCTCTCGCCAAGCAGCTGATAGAAGTCTCTGTCGGAGGACGCGATTGTTATCCTGTTCTCACCGACGCGATACCTGCTGATGTAGCCGATGACATCGTCGGCCTCACAGTCTGGAACATAGACCTGACAGATTGGCAGAAACTTAAGGATCTGTGTGAGAGTGACAAGCTGCCAGTTCCTGTTTTCCACGGTGTCTGGAATGTCGTCCTCATAGAAGCGGTTGAGCTTCGCTGGTCGACGATTCAGCTTGTAGTCTGAGAAGATCGCTCTCTTGCGTGAAGACCCACCGCTCTCCCAGACGACGATCACCTGCGTGGGCAGGGTCTCTCGCATGATCTTCTCAAGCGAGGATATGAATCCCACAATGCCTCCCGCCTGCTGACCGTTCGCGGTCATAGCGGGAAACGCTGCAAAGGATCTCATGAAAAGGTTGAGGCCGTCAACCAAGAGAGTTGACGGCCCCAGTGCTGCCGAGTGTGGGGGCATGTGCCCTCCCTAGCTCAGGTCCTCTGCCGCGATGTCCATGAGTGCGGATCGAACTTCCTCATAGGACTCAGTGTCGATCTCGGCCTCGTGGACCTCACCCATCTTTCTGACCATGACGGCCTCGATCAGGTCCTGCAGGTGTGGAGCGTACTCGGGATTCGCAAGAATCTCGCCGAACTCCGACTTGTAGAACTTCTTCTCGATGACGACTTCACCCTTCTTTTTGTCGGTGACAGTGAACACCTTCCACGCGCCAACGCCAGAGACGCAGATGATGCGATCATCCAGCGTCCTCTCGCCTGCGTCACGAAGAACGTCGAAGAGGTGCTCGTGCTCAACAATGCCCTTGCCGAAGTGGATCTCGAAGTTCGCAGTCCGGAAGGGCGCTGCGACCTTGTTCTTGATCGTCTTGGCGATGACGTTGATGCCGACCGTCTCGTCCTGCTTGTTCTTGATGGGCATGCCCGAGCTGAGCTTGATTCGCGTCGTCGCGTGGAACGGGATCGCCATGCCGCCAGGTGTGGTGGTTGGGTCGCCGTGGGTGACTCCGATCTTGGTGCGAATCTGGTTCAGGATCACGAAGAGAATGCTCTGATCGCCGATGATGCCGGTGATCTTTCGCATGCCCTTTGAGATCGCGCGCGCCTGCAGGCCGATGGTCTCCTTGTCGTAATCGCCCAGCAGCTCTGCCTTCGGAGAGGACGCGGCGACGGAGTCCCAGATGATTGTGATCGGGACCTCCTTCGCCATGCCCTTTGCCTTCAGGATCGTCTTTTCAGCGACGTCGAAGACCTCCTCAGTGCAGTGCGTGTCGACGTACACAAACCCCTTGTTGACATTCACGCCGAGAAGATGGAGGTTCTCGACTGAGGTGCCGTTCTCGGTGTCGATGTACACGACGATGCCGCCAAGCTTCTGCGTTGACTTGCAGATCTGCAGGGCGATGTGCGACTTGCCGATGGACGGCGGTCCGAAGATCTCAACGATGCGACCCTCGGGAAGTCCGCCGCCGCGGCGGTTCGAGACGATGTAGTCCAGAAGGGTTGAGCCCGTCGAGATCCAGCGCTTCACGTGAGTCGGAGACTCATCAGAGGCGAGATTGTACGCGATCCTGCTTCCGTGCTCCTTGTTGAGGGACTTGATCAGGTCAGTGGTGAAGTCATCAGCGAGTGCTGCTGGCTCACCTGTTGCGGGCTTCTTGCTCATGGACTAGTCCTCTCCCTCAATCTGCGCGAACACGTCGTCGAGGGACTTGCCGCTCGGCTTCTTGCCTGCAGCCTGGAAAGGAGGACGTGTGGTCGTCTTCTCCTCGACTGCCTCACCGTCGGTCGGCGATGCAAGCCAGTCGTTGAGGACCTTGGAGAGCTCCTCGTAGGACTTGAGCGGATTCAGGGCGTTGACGTCCGGGATGGTCGTCGTCCACTTCTTCACGTCGTCCGGATTGGAGGAGAGCGCGGTGGGCTTCGGACGCGCCATGATTGAGGTGTCCCAGTACTGCTTGCCGGGCTGCTGGGTGAGGGTGACCTTGATGTCGTGCCCACGCTCAACGTCCGTGATGTCGCCGTAGTCCGGGTCCATCATGATCGTGAGGATGTTCTGATACACGCCCTTGCTGAATCCCCAGAGCTGGGTGCCCTTGTCCTCCTCGCCTCGGACGATGACCGCCGCGTAGTGCTTGGGCTTGGGGTACAGCTTCTTGGCGAGCTCCTTGGACTCAGGACTGCTGTCCTCACGGAGCTTCGTGATGAGCTCCTGGACGGGATCCTGCTTCCCAAACTGGGACGGCGCCAGGATGGGGAACTTGCCGATGTTGTAGTAGAACATGCGGGTGGCGCAGGGCTCACCGTCGTTGTTCGGCAGCGAGATGATGCGGATGTAGTGCTCGCTCGGCGCCTTGGGCTTCCACTGTGCGCCGAACTTCTGCCCGGAGAGCTGAGCCATGCGACGCTTGATTGCTTCGAGATCGAATGCCATTTGGCTGGGTCCTTTTGTTGCTTGGTTAACGCGCCGAAGCGCATCACCAATTTAACCAGCCTCAACGTGTTGTTCACTACAACATCGTTTATTTTCTAGCTAATGCTTGTAGTAAATTGAGTTGCCCTTTGCGAAGCTGTATCCAGGCACAAGGTCCTCAAGCGTCTTTGCTCCGCGCGCAGGAGCGCGAAGCGGTGTGATGTAGCCTCCGCTGCCGGGAGCGCCTGGAACGCCCAGTGATGTGGCAACCGTGCTCATCTCATCAACAACAGCGTCGGGATCGTCTATCAGCGCACGGGTGAGGCTGATCTTGGTCTTGCCCTTCGTCTTCCGC